TGCTTTTATCATTAACACTGTTGTTTTTACTGACTTGAAGCCATCCTGACCATCTTTAACAACGCCGTTTAAACCAGCGGCCTCAAGTTCTTGTGCAACCCAACCTATTTGTTCTGGAGCGTCATCTGCAAATGCGTCAACATCAGCGTTAAACTTATATTTTTTTACAACAGCGGCCTTAACGTCATCCCATTGTGAGTTAGCTGGTGTGATTTGTTGCTTTAGTCTTTGGTCAGATATGGTTCCATATGACCCAGAACGTGTAGCAATATCACCGTCTGCTTCCATATACATGGTAGTCGTATTAGCTGAAGGGTAGTCAGACTTTACAAGCATAGCATTGTTATTCTGCGAGGAAAGTGAATTATCAAAAGCTACTGTACCAGTACCATCAATGTGCATCCTAGGATTACCATCCCCATCCGACAGCACGATGTTGTTGCTTGCTGTTCGGATGTCCAAGCCGCCTTCGTTGCCGTTGTATGCACCAAGGATGCTGTTCTTGGAGCCTGTGGTTATACTCTCTCCAGAGTTCTTACCGAAAAACTGGTTTCTTGTTCCTGTTGTATTCAGGTATCCACTATCAGACCCTACAAATGTGTTTCCTAAACCTGTTGTATTAGATTGACCTGCTTGTTCGCCTATAAATGTACCTTGTACTGCTGTAGTATTTGACTTACCAGCAAAGTAACCTACCGCTACATTGTTACTATCCGTAGCTGAAGTAAAGTTTTGATCTGCTAATGCAGCAGCACCTATTGCAACGCTCTTACTACCTAACGTGTCGCTGGATAAAGAAAAACTACCAACCGCTACGTTAAGGTCTGCATCAGTTAATGCGTCACCAGCAGCGCCACCTATGAGGGTGTTCTCTACGCCAGTTGTGATTGATTCACCACAATTATTTCCCACAGCCGTATTGTAAGTATTTGTAGCTGACGTAAAGTTTTGGGCATTTAAAGCATTAGTGCCAATAGCTACACTACGACTGCCTAATGTATCTGTGGTTAAAGCCGCATAACCAAAAGCCACATTATAATCAGCATCAGTAAGAGCATCACCTGCAAGTCCACCTATGAGGGTATTCTGTACGCCAGTTGTAACTGATAGACCTGCATTCCAACCAACCCCTGTGTTGTATGCTGTAGCTCCTGCATTTTGAGTTTTTAACGCTTGATAACCAACCGCTGTTGAACCACCTCCATCTCTATCTTCAGTTGAAAGAGCTGCATAACCAACCGCAACAACAGGACCACTATCCGTTAGTGCGTCACCTGCAAGCCCACCAATAATAGTATGTTGTACGCCTGTTGTGACTGCTGCTCCTGCCTGTGACCCCACCGCTACATTGTAAAAGTCAACGTTTCCTGAAGATGGGTTTTGTGCTATCAAAGCTGCTGAACCAATAGCAACACTGTGGCTACCGCCTTGATTTGTTGCAAGTGTGTTTACACCTACTGCTGTGTTTTCTGAGCCAAGCGTAGCCGCCATAGATGCTCTACCTACAGCCACGTTATTTGTTGCAGTTATTCCTGTCCCTAGTGCGTTTGACCCAATGGCTACATTTTGTGTGCCTGTAGAAATTGCATCTCCTGCAGCATAGCCTATTAATACTGAATCATCCCCCGTAGTCAAAGCAGTACCTGCCTCATCGCCCACGGTCACGTTGTAATTACCGCCAGAGGCTATTGAGTTACCTGCGTTTACCCCTGCACGAAAGTTGGATGTACCTGCTGAAGCAGTGATAATATCTGCACCATTTGCAAAGGTTACGTCTGCAGCAAAGTTAGCTGCACCATCTACGTCAATAATGTCTAGGTTAGCTGTGCCACTAATATCAGCCCCAGAGGTACTAAGGTTGACCGCTTTGCCGCCAATGTATCCAGCCATTATGTAATCTCCATATAACTCATGGTTACTGAAACCTTATCCGCAACAGAACAATCAATTTTAACAATATCGCCCACGTTAAGGTTAATCTTTCCGTCCAAAACAGCAAGCGTTGACCCAACAGGTATTGGTACACTCTTAACCAAAAACGCCGTTGTGTTTTGAGTTTGGCTGGTTTGNGTTGTTGTACTTACAATNGTTACAGATGCTGTGACCTGTGACGTGTGAACGTTTGCCAGTGTAAGCCCAAGAATAATAACTGTGCTNCCGGACTGAACCGTNTATAAAGTTTCTGGTGTTCCTGAACTTGCAGGAGCAACATCTCTTGTGATTAACTTAAATGTATTAGCCATTTATTTTTCCTATATCACCCCAACGCAATCGCCAAAGCTGTCGCGTCATCTGTTGTTGCTACAATTCCAGTTGCAGAAGGAAGCGTGAGAGTTACATCCGCAGTAGACGCGGGGCCTATTAATGTTACTTTGTTAGTTCCATTGTCAGTGTCTTCAAAGAACTCTACAAAGCCTGCGCCTGTAGCGCCGTTTTTTACAGAAATACCCGCGTTAGCAATGGGCTTTGCAGTGAGGGTTGCTACTCCAGTGACCAAAAGCGTAGATGCCATGTCCACCGCACCGTCGATATCCACTACATCTAAGTTAGTGGTCCCGTCTACGTCGACAGCACCGCTGATATCTAATGAACCAAACGATCCCACACCTGTAGTAGTAATGGCACTGGAACCGTTGTCGATAGCACCAAAACCAGATGTTATTGAACCTGAGTTTAAAGCCCCAACAGTAACAATGTTGCCGCCACCTACACTGTGGCTAGAAAAATAAGTGGACACTGTATCTACGTTGGTCATACGCATTGTGCCTGCATCGTTCACCAACAGGCCATCGCCACTTGCAACCGCAGTCGTACCCCGCGAAGTTCCACCGTCAATCAAATTTATTTCTGTAGCTGTTGTGCTTACTACCACGTTCTCGTTAATTTTAGGAGAGGTGAGCGTCTTGTTTGTAAAAGTATCGGTAGTTGCCCTGCCTACAAGAGTGTCGGTAGAAGCGGGTAAAGTAAGCGTGGTATTGCCACTAAAGGCACTGTGCGCGGGGGCCTTCAACTGTGCATAGTGAGCGTTGCTAGACTCGCAATAAAACCTCACAACAGACTGTGATCCGCTGTTCTTTAGATCAATAACACCCGTTGAAATTCCTACGTTTGCCACATCAATGCTAGAGGCAAAGTCTACATTCGTGGTTCCCGTAGGTATAGAAATAACAGCAGCATCGGCGTCATTTTTAATGGTCACATCTCTAACGGCACCCTGCCCCGTAAGAACCAGCCCATCATCAGATTGGTAGCCCATAGCGGCATTGTCACCAGCCGCCGTGTCACTGGTCGCCTCTACCGTGCCACCTGTAATGACGCCCGTAGTTGTCAGAGTTGACGCGCCATCGTTAATAAACAAATCCGCAACAGTCGCTGTAACAAAAACCTCTGCGTTGCCCGTAAGAGTAATAGCGTTGTCAGAGTTGGAGCTTTCCGTAACAGACCGCGTAAGCGTAGTGCCACTAGACGTATAAGTACCACTGCCTATTTCAAAAGCAGTCCCATCTTCTATCGCGTATCTTATCGTTTGACCGTTGGTAATCCCAGCGTTTTCAAAGGATTGGTAGCTTGAAAGTGCGCTGCCCAAGGTAATCGTTCCAGTACCCGTGGTACTGGTAGACATTTTTGCACGATTACCTAACGATATTGCCATGTTATGCTATCCGTATGATTGCGCTGCTTGCGTCAGCGGTGGGGAAAATAATGGTAAAGTCACCAGAACTAGAAGCCTTATCCGAACCAAAGTCCAAAACACATACAGACGGATCACCGCTGGCAGCTTCGTTATAAATCAACGCGCCTCTAACCGCCGAGATGGTCACGTTAGAAAACACCTCATCAGAAAAGTCAGTCAGAGCTGTTGTGCCGCTAGTCGTTGGCGTCACGCTTGTTAAAAACTGACCCTTTGCAGTGTAATTTGTTCCCGTTATTTCATTGCTACTTGTGTAAGCAGTGGTAGCCGCAGTGAAACTTGCACTGTTGTCATACAAAGCAATCTTAAACTGGTCACTTGCCGCAGTGAAATTATGTGTAGCTGTCATTAATTCTTTTTTGAATGAAGTACACAGGAAGTTGCCCGTAAAAGCCATTACATTTTCCTTATATATTCGGCCAAATCAGGATGACCCGCTTCTTTTATCGCATTATATACCGTAGTACGGTCACTTTGGATAGCCTGTTTCATGTAGATGACCAGCAGCTTCTCTATGCTGTCACGATAAGCAATAGCCTGATCCCGTAGCGTAGGGTGCGCGTTCTCAGAGAACGCAACGATCTTACCTACGCAACGGTGAGCCACCTCTTCAGGAGTTGCACCACGATTGTTTGTGGTTTGAACATCAACCTTAAACTCTCCAAAAGACATGTTGTTCATTGTTTCGGCCTAATAACTTGACCAACACGGTAACCTTGTGTGGTTTCTTTGGCCTCACCCAACAACTTTAGACCAGACAAAGACTCCTGAAACCTCTTGTCATACATAGCCATAACGTCCTGCTCACCTTTCATAAAGATATACGCCTCTATTAACGAACCGTACAAAAGGCTTAACTCTGCATTTTCACTTAACCATGTTGTACCACTGTCTGATCCTGCCGTAAGGCTTGCGGGGCGGTACAAGTAGTGAAGCTCTGCCGTATAGTCAACGTTTGGTGTTGGTGCTAAGATAAAGTTGCTGACGTCAAACGTAGCGTAATATTTCGGCACACCTGTTGTAGCAGGATCGGAGGTATAGCTTTGAACAAAGCTAACATCTTTAAACTCTACAAATCCGTAATCACTGCCACTGGTTATTGGGTCCGTAACAGTTCTTAGGCTTAACGAATATGGCGCTAAAAAATCACTTGGCATCGCAAGAAACTTGTTTCCACTAGACGCTATACCTGAAACATTTTTTCGAAATAGACTTAGCTGAACAGATTTTAAAACTCGTTCCTCTGCTGCCCGTATAAACAGAGGGAGATTAGCTACAAAAGAAGTCTCCGTGTTCTCAGTGTAATCCTGCAACGCTGTTTTTAACTGCGCAAATGTAAAGCTCATGACGTGACCACCGTAACCTCTCCGACTTCCCCTGTAGATTTCAACCTATTAGGAGTCAACGCCTCGTCCCCGTTAAAACCAACAGGTCGAAAACCGTATTGAATGTTTCTCTGCTCCTCTAAACCAGACTCTGGCCTAGGGTTCCTTAACGCTTGTGGGTCCGGTCCAACTTTGGGAGGAAACAGTTGCGGATGTTTTGGCTCAAACTCATCCTTGCCTACTTTTGCACCGGTCCACTCAACACGCATATCCCTCAGTCGATAGCGAAAACCGGATCGATCCGAAATCCCATACGCATTCTTGTCTGAGGCATAGGCCATGTCACACCCTTAGATACTGCATGCTTGGTTGAAGTTTAAGAGGAACACGATCCTCATCTTCGTCAGACGCACGTTGGAACTCTTCTTCATACACACTCTTCAAAAGTTGTATCCGTTCTGGCGCTCTTTTCATAGCGATATAATACGCCAGCCCCGCCACCATGCAGGGGTAGAAACGAAAGGGCATATCCGTTGTGTTTACCAACGCATCTGCATCCTCAATCCTTTGCACATAGTAATAAACCAATTGGTCTGTAGAGTTTTCCGGAACAGCCCAAAGGTTTATGATAGGTAAAATCTGCCTGTCAAAATAAAATTGGCTTGGCCTGCCTTGCGTAGTTTTATTAGGAAGAGTGGCGTACTCCCCCCGACTAATCCGTTCTACCTCAAAGTCTGTGTTGCTACGCCTAAGAACAATCTCCAAAACATCTACAACATCAGCCGTTAGCGTCTGGGCAGACTGCCCTTGCGTCAACGTTATAGTAGCTTGCGCCACGGTCCACATGTTAATGCCACGGTTTGCCCAATCAGCAAACATCAGGTTCAAAGACCTACGCGCCGTTCGAGCATCGTAGCCAGTGCGGACCTCTAATCCACACCGCTCATACGCTTCCTCAATAATCTCACCAACATCAATGTTGAAATCTCTGGACCCAGAAGTAGCCATGATTAATACAACTTCGGTGATTGATTAGTTTTAATCATAACACAACCGCCGTTTTTAAAGCTTGTAACTTTGCCGCCGTTTTTCATGTACCCCATTTTATTACGAACTGGCTCAGGTAACTTTTTAAGACCAGTCTGGTCTTCTGTTGGTTGTTTCATATCCATTAGACTTCTCCTTAAAACTGACGAACAGCGCCCTTGGTACTCTTGCGCCTAGATTCCATTACTTGTCCGCAGCCTTTCGCGACCGCTTCGCCTTCTTTGCCTTCGCCTTGGTAGGGCCTTTTGACTTGTCCCCCAAGGGTATAGCCTCTGACCTTGGCTTTCTTAGTGTTACTGACAACGGTTTTTCCTTTTTTGCCAGCTTTCTTCTTTTTCTTAGCAGTCGAAGCTCTATCTGCTTTAGAAAGAGAACGTGCTTTAGCCAACGGAAGGCATCGGTCAGGGTTCTTCTTGTCCTTTGAAGTACCGCATGGACCTTTGATTTTACCATCAGTTCCTATCCTCACCCACTTCTGGTCGCGCCACTTTTTTAACTCGCCCATTACGACTTCTTCTTCTTGCCTTTTGCGCCCTTGGCGTAGTTAGGGTCTTTGCAATACTTTGAAGCCGCCATGTTTGCATACGCCGAAGGATACGTGTCAAAAGT